ATTTTAAACCATGTCCGCATACGCAACAAAACTAGCTGAAGGATTTTCACAAAAGTTAATGCTCGAAATGTACGATAAGAGCTTAACTGATGTTATCGTGAACCGAGACTATGAAGGTGAGATCAATGGAGTCGGTTCTAAGCTAAACATTTTAAACTTCGATAGAATTTCTGAACAGACATATACCAAGGGTGGATTAGTTATTGAAGATTTGACAGAAAACAACTCTCAGTTGATTATAGATACCTATAAATCATTTTACTGGAGAGAATACACCATTGATAAATGGTTGTCTTACATCAAAAACCCACACGCAACTGTTATTTCTCAGAAGGCTGATGAAAGAAACAAGAATATGGATACCTTTGTCTTAGGCAAATATGCTGACATCGGTGCTGGTAATAGAGTTGGAACAGATGACAATGATTCTACGACCATTTCAATCGTTGCTACCACAGGTGCTTTCACAGTAGCCAGTGGAACTCCAGCCGTTGCTGGTTGGGAAGGTCGAGGTATCAAAGTTGTAGGTGTTACACCTTGGTTGAGAGTTAAATCAGTTACTAATACGACCACAGGTTTTATTGAAGATGATCTTGATGATGTTACTTCACAATACTCTGGCGGAACAATCAGCACCGCTAGTTATGTAGTTGAAGCCGTCACCCCAGTAAGTATCACAACCGCTAATTTACTACAATATGTTTCTAAACTTAAAGAGAAATTGGATACGGCTGAAAGAAATGGCAACAATGCTGTTCCAGATTCCGGTAGATTCTTAATTGTCCCACCAGAATTTGAAACCACATTAGTTCGTTCATCCGGAGTTGTACTCCATGTCCCAGAAGCCTATCAAGAATTGGTTAAAAAGGGATTCATTACTGAACTACAAGGATTCAAAGTTTATAAATCAAACAGATTAACCGGTAATAACACAGACGGATTCCACATTATAGCTGGACACCCGAACTGGATGACATTCGCTGAGAAGTTATTAGCTGCTGATATTGACGAAAAGATAATTGGAGATTTCGGATCAGCTTACAAAGACTTATTCGTTTATGGTGCTAAGGTTACAGATGCCCGAAGACATTTTGCAGCCGAATTACACTGCACATTCGCTTAATAACTGAATACATTTAGTAAAGTTATATTAAAGCCTAAAGTTTTAATAAAGCCTAAAGTTTTATAACCCTCTAGGCTTGATAAGACAAAGGCTTTTTTTAATGCCTTAGAAAGATAAAATGGCTATATTTGAACTAAAGAAAAATCTACCAATAACGACACAAGCCGAGATCGTAAGGATCGAAGCTATTGGGTCTGCTTATAGATCAACCCTAGAGGCTGCCTTTTTGACGGCCTTAGATCGTTATTTGGATAATAAGGTTGTAAGATATGATCCTAACGATGCTACTTTAATCTTAGAAGCACAAGGTAATACTTTACCCCACGCTTACGAAGGGTTTAAGCAAGGAGCTGTATTCTATGATTTAGATAGAACAGGAATAAATGTCTTTATTAATGTTGGTTCAAGCACATCTGCTATTTGGTCTAGACTTACTACCGAAACTTATTCAATATCTCTTTCACCATCTGTATCTCTTAGTTTGAGTCCTTCAGTAAGTATTAGTGCCTCTCCATCTGTGAGTCCATCCGTATCTGTTTCTCTCTCACCATCAGTGAGTATATCTCTATCCCCATCCGTTAGTCCGTCAGTGTCGGTCTCTCTTAGCCCATCATTATCTGTAAGTCCTTCCGTATCAATCTCACTCTCGCCAAGTGTCAGTCCATCATTAAGCGTCTCACTCTCCCCGAGTGTATCTATCAGCCTATCGCCATCCGTAAGTCCATCAACATCAGTCAGCTTGAGTCCTTCCGTATCTATCAGCCTTAGCCCATCAGTCTCGGTCTCTTTGAGTCCTTCAAAGTCGCCAAGTCCTTCGGCTTCACCATCTGTCTCACCGAGTGTATCGAAGTCAGCCAGTGTATCTCTCAGTCCATCTGTCAGTATCTCTAAGTCACCGAGTGTTTCCCCTTCTGTATCTATCAGCTTGTCGCCCTCAGTATCACCAAGTACGAGTATATCTCTAAGTATTTCAAAGAGTCCAAGTGTCAGCCCATCAGTCAGTATCAGTCTAAGCCCGTCTGTAACGAAATCGGCATCTCTTAGTGCATCACCATCACCAAGTCCATCGTTCCCTGATGTTTAAGGAGTAAAATATGCTAGAACAACCAATATATTCTAAAGACAATAAAGTAATCATAACCCCAGTAGGGTTAGCATTAGCACGAAATGTTCAAGCCTTAGGTGATTCTTATCTTATTAATCTTCAAAGTGCAACGACATTCGTTAGGGTTTATGCTATTTCTAAAGATGTCTATTTGAAATGGGCTACTTCAGATGAAAACTATTGTACTGCCGGAAACTTTGATGAAGTTGTTATTGCCGGACAATATGTTGACTTTGGTGTTCCTACACAAACTAATGGTAAACTATTCTCTCGTATGACCTTCGTTGGCAGAGAGTCTGGAGCTACGGTTATTGTGATTGAAAAGTAAGTGTTGTCTTCAAATACTCCTATATGTTGTAATGAATCATGGAAAACCTAACCTCGATTTTGATACCGAGTCGGAATGAACCATACTTAAAACAAACCCTCTTAGACCTCCTATGTAAAGCAAAAGGCAATATAGAAATTATCGTTATCTTAGATGGCTATTGGCCTTCCTATGATGAGATAGTAGAAGATCCTCGTGTTGTTTATATTCATTTCCCCAATGCTAGGGGAATGAGGAACGCTATCAATTCGGCTGTGGCTGTTTCTAAGGGTGAATTTCTAATGAAGCTAGATGCTCATTGTATGTTCTCTGAGGGCTTTGACGAGGCCTTAAAGGCTCATTGTGAGGAAAACTGGGTATGTGTACCCCGTAGATATGCTTTAGATGTAGAAAAGTGGCAGATAGAAGAACGGACTGATAAAAAATATCCTATTGATTATATGTATTTATCCAACGAGCTACATGGAGTAGTATGGACTGAGAAGAACCAAGATCCACGATTAAAGGAAAAGATAATAGATGACACAATGTCTAACCAAGGATCAGTTTGGTTTATGAGAAGAACATACTTTGATTACCTTGAACTAATGGATGAAGAACATTATGGAACATTCTGGGTAGAGTTCCAGGAGATTGGTCTTAAATGTTGGTTATCTGGTGGTAAGGTTAAGGTTAATAAAGAGGCTTGGTATGCACATTGGCATAAAACTAAGTCTAGGGGTTATACTTTAACAAGTGAAGATGGTTTGAAAGCCCAAGACCATGTTAATAAATGGCTTACCCAAAAGAACTGGCATAAACAAATACACGATATGAAATGGTTAGTTGATTATTTCGCCCCAGTACCTACATGGGATAACAAAACTAAAGAAGAAATCCCTAGTATAGAAACTGATGGGTTAAGGGAATTAGGGCAAGATGGAAAGAGAGTTGATGATATTTCCTAGTAAGTACGATCTTATCAAATACTTCGGTGAATCAGGCTTTAAAAAAGGAGCTGAGATTGGTGTGGCTGGTGGATTGTTTTCAGAAACCATGTGTCAGTCTATCCCCGGATTAGAATTGTGGTGTATTGATATTTGGCATCCTTATAAAGGGAACAGATGGTCTGGAAGCTATGAGAGGAATGATCACCATTTTAAAAGTGCCACCGAGTTATTGTCTAAGTATAATACCCATGTTATGAGGGAAATGAGTATGGATGCGGTTAAGAAGTTTAAAAGAGGTTCATTAGATTTCGTCTTTATTGATGCTAACCACGCTTTTGATTATGTAATGCAAGACCTAATTGAGTGGTCAAAGATAGTTAGAGTTGGTGGTATTATAGCCGGTGATGACTATTATCCTTTTAAACACGACCATCAAGATTATAGTGGAGTAGTTGGGGCTGTTAATGCCTACACTAAGGCTCACGACATTGAATTTAATTTAACTGATCCTCTTGTTAATAAAATTAGAGACAGAGGAGCATGGGAGCAACCTTGCTATTGGTGGGTTAAGGAGGCGGACAAATGAGTACAGGTAAAGATATAATTCTATGTGGAACACATATTCCCCCTTTGGTAAGGGCTTTTGAGTTGTCAGAAGGGGATGTCCTTGAATTAGGGACAGGTTACTTCTCAACTAATATCCTAAGATGGCTATGTGAGATGAGTGGAAGAACATTATATTCTTATGAGACTGGTTGGAGTTGGTACAAAATAGCAACTAGAAAACCAGTCCCATTTCAAAAGGTATTTAAGATAGATAGTTTTGATGATGCTGATATTGATAGACATTGGGGATTGGTCTTGATTGACCATTCACCTACTAGAAGAAGAATAATAGATATTAAAAGATTGGCGAACATGGCAGATTACATTGTTATTCACGATACTAACCCAGAACATGATGGCGATATACACGATAGAAAAGGTAAAGGATACCAATATAGTCAGATATGGCCTTTATTTAAGTATAAAAAAGACTTTACTAAATATAACCCACATACAACTATTGTTAGTAATTTCCATAGTTTAGAAAACTTTTAATGATTGACTTAAACGACTTCAACAAAGGTAAAGAAAAGGAAGTGAACTTCTGGAAGGATTGGTTTGTCAGAAAAGGGTATATTTTTCAAGGAGATCATAAATTATCAGGTTTGTTTGACTTTATGATTGGGGATAAGAAAGAAGTCAAGATTGCTAATTTAGGAGCAGGAGCTATTAACACGATAGGTAATAAGAGAGATGGTGTTAAA